CTACAACGCTATCAAAGCTTTTTATGGTGCAACGATACCCGTCAGCTTTGGTGCAGGCGGCGGCGGCGGGGCAGGCGGCGTTTATTTTAATTTCGGCGTTGCGTCATCTGGTAATCCCGGTGGGTATGGCAGCATCGTTTTATCTTGGACGTGAGGAATAAATGGCGTTTGTCCCTGTAAATATTCCGCCCGGAGTTATTAGGCAGTCAACACCATATGACGCGCCTAATAGTTGGTGGGACACGTCTAATGTTCGATGGCTGTCTGGAGCCATTTCACCTATTGGCGGCAATACGCGTATTACCGCGCAGGCATTGCCGACAAAGATCAGAAGCCTTTTTCAATGGCGCGATAATTCCGCACGTGAATGGACAGCCATTGGGCATGAAGGCGGTATTCAAGTTTTGTTTGGCGCGCTTGCAGACGTTACGCCTACAGGCTTTGTGTCCATGACGGCGGTGTCTGGCGGTGGCTATGGCTCGTTAAATTATGGCGAAGACAAATACGGCACAGCCCGCGCGTATAATCCTCCCATTTTTCGTAAACCCGACCATTGGACTTTTGCGTCGTTTGGACAGGATTTGCTTGCGGTTTGTAGCTCTGATGGACGCTTGCTTCACCTTGCGCCAACAACAGGCGTCATTCCGGCTATGGATGTTCCCTCCAACGCTCCGACAGGAAACTTTGCTGTCGCGGTCACGGCAGAACGCGCCGTTATGTTAATGGGCGCAGGCGGTAATCCTAGACGTATCGCTTGGTCGGATCTTGAAAATTACAACGGCTGGACATTCAACACTTCAACTGGACAAGCCGGGTATATCGACATTGAAGCATCGTCGCCCATTATTACCGGGGTGCGCGTTAAAGAAGGTGTCCTTGTGCTGACCCAGCACGAAGTCTTTCTTGTTCGCTATGTCGGCGCGCCATTCTTTTACGGCGTGGAAAAACTCGGCTCGACAACCTTTTCGTGTCCCAATGCTGTCGCGTCTGGCGGCGCGCAATGTGTTTGGTTCGGTGAAGAAGGTTTTTGGCGCTACGACGGCGGCGCGGTGCGTCTGCTTCAATGCCCGATCTTTGGCGACGTCAAAGCAAACTATGATCCACTCTATGGCAGCTATCGCGCGCACATGCACGAGAACGGCGCATTCCCTGAATTCTGGTTTGACTTTCCAGACCTCAATGCGCCTAACGGCGAATGCAATAACTATGTGATCTGGAATTACGACGCGAATATCTGGATTAGAGGCCAAAGGTCGCGGACTGCGGCCTATGGCGCGGTGACGGCTAATTTTCCGATTGCTGCGGGCTTAGACAACAATGTCTATCAGCATGAAGACGGATACCTGGATAATGGAGCGTCGCGGGTTGGCACTGTCTGGGCCGAGACGTCTGTCTTGAACTTTGGGGAAGGGCAGGACAATTTCGATGTTGTTCAAGCTATGGTGTCTTCCTCGGCGGCTGCGGCAAGCAACAATTATCAACTAAAGTTTTTGACCCGATATACCCCCGGCCAGACTGAAACGATCTTTGGACCCTACCAGCCCCGTCTTGACGGTTATATGGACTGCCGCGCAACCGGCCGGGATTACCGTATGCGTATTGAAGCCACAAACGATCAGTATTGGAGTTTGGGCCAAATTCGGTTAGATATTGTTGGTAATAGCGGAAGACGGTAATGACAAGCGGAAAGCCCTTACCCCTTCCGACTTTTGGCGCAGCGCCAAAGCAATACGATCAGCTTTGGATGTCTACGTTTCTCTCGCTGTTGGCACGTCGGATTAGCCTGTTGGCAGGGCCGAATACGATCCAAACGCAAATACTCCTTCAATCGCCAAATGGCACTGTCTACGCCGTCACGGTGGACGACAGCGGCAATTTAGTAAGGACTGTTGCGACACGTGGAACAGTGCAGCCACCAATCTAGTCTTCCGGCTTTATTCGACAAGGCGCTTGCGCTTGGCGGGCATACGCATACGCGCGCCGATATTGCGGAAGGTATCAAGGCGGGGCGCTTCCAATATTGGGGCGACGAAGATTGTTGTGTCATCACAGAAATTGTCGATTACCCGCGTTGTCGCAAACTTCATCTGTTTATCGCGGCGGGTAAACTCTCGAAACTCCTAGAAGAATATCTCCCGCAGGTAAAAGCTTTTGCGAAAGAAAATGGCTGCGTCTCTCTGACGAGCGTTTCGCGCAAAGGGTTTCTGCGACGGTTTCCTGCGTATGGGTTTAAGCCCAAATGCGTAACTTTTGAATTAGATCTTGAAGGATCGCACTAATGTCTAAGGGCGGCGGAAACAATATGCAGTGGATACCCACTGTCACCAATCAACAGACAAGCACAAATACAAACCAGAATACAAACACGCAGCAACAGAGCCAGACAAATCAGACAGCGTCGCAGACAGCTAATGGTTTAAGCTCGCAGGTCGGTGGTAGTTCTGGACTGTCCTTAAATCAAATTCCTGTCTGGTTGGAGCAAGCTTCACAAGCTGGCGTTCAAAATGCAGGAAATTTGTTACAGCAAGGCATAACGCCATATGCTGGACAGCTTACGGCTGGAATGAATGATGTCCAGAACGCTGTCGGTAATGCGTATCAAAATCTTGTTGGTTCTGCGCAGCCATACTACGACGCGGCAGGCAATGCGATTAGCGGCGCTATGCAACAAGGACCGCAAGTAGCGGCGCAGACATACGCAAATGGCTTGCAGAATATCGGGAACTATATGAACCCGTATATTAACAATGTCGTTAATAGCGTCAGTCAAATCGGTCAGCAAAACCTCAATAACGCACTCAATCAGACCCACGATCAAGCTATCTCAGCTAATGCTTTTGGTGGTTCTCGACAGGGTGTGCAGGAAGGTGTTGCGACGGCGCAAAATAATCTTAACACAAATAACCTTATCGCTAACCTGCTAAACAGCGGATATAATCAAGCAACGTCGTTGCTTGGCGCGGACATAAGCAACAATCTGACGTCGCAGCAAAATAATCAAAACGCGTTTCAAAATTATATGGGCAATCTGCTTAACGGCGGAAATGCTTTGTCTAATCTTGGCACGACAGCGTCTAACACAATGGCTAACCAGCTTAACAACGTCATGGGTTACGGCAATCAGCAGCAGACAACGCAGCAGGCCGCAGACACGGCGGGGTATAATAACTATCAATATCTCAACAATATGCCGCAGCAGTTGCAGCAACTCTACAACCAGACCGTTAGTTCTGCGCCCCATTCAACTGCGCAGTCTACGTCTGGAACGCAATACGCAAACGGCGCTACGAGCCAAACAGGCACACAGCAAGGTCAATCAAACACAACAGCGTCGTCGCAGTCCAATACGACGGGAAGCTCTAATTCAAATACGTCTGGCACATCTATGCAACAGCAACAGATGCCGACGTCTAATCCTCTTCTTACGGGATTAGGTTTAGCCGCAGGTGTTGGAAGCATGTTCCTTCCCGGCGGGCAGGGCCTTGGTCTGGGTTTGTTGGGTAACAGTCTCGGAAATTTCTTTGGCGGTAGTAACAATGCTAACCCCGGTTTTTCCTACGCTAATGTTCCACAAGCTAATCCGGGCGGGGGCTTTACTCAAAACGGAGTTGTTTATTAATGAGCGGATTAACCCCCGATGATGTAGCTTATCTGACGCAGAGATCTGCGCAGTATGGTTATGATCCGCAGCATCTATTGCGCGCCATGAACTACGAAAGTTCTGGCGATCCGACACGTTGGGGCGGTAAAGGCGGTAATTACTTTGGGTTAATTCAGTTTGGTCCAGAAGAACGAAAACAGTTCGGCGTAGACACAAAGAACCCAAACGCGCGTAACCAAATCGACGCAACCTTGTCGTTTTTGCAAGCGCGCGGATACAAGCCCGGAATGGGCTTGCTAGACATGTATTCAACAATCAACGCTGGTTCGCCCGGACACTACAACGCTTTTGACGGTAACGGCACTGTCGCGTCTCATGTCGCAAAAATGCTTGGACAGCCTACGGGTCTAATCCCGCCTACAACATCCGCCACGTCTTCCGCGCCGATGTTCGCGCCAAAACCGCAAGCGCTTCCTGATATTTCTCCGCAAGGCGACAACACAGCTTTAAATGAAGCTTTACAGGGATTGCTGTCTGAGCAACCGCAACAAACAACGCGATATGGCGACGATTTTATCAAACAGATCCAAGACTTACACGCACAAGCAATTGCAAATGCTACGCAGGGATTAATCTAGGAGACTTACAATGTATGGTTATGCTTCCGAATTGTTGCCTTATCTGCAAGGTCTTCTAGGCGGAAACGCGCAGGCCGCGCCGAGCGTGGATATGTCCAGCGCTATTGCCAATTCACCAAAACAACAGTCTGCGGCACCTACGCCGCCGCATCGCCCAAGACATATGTCAAGCGCTGCCACTGCGCCATTACCGCCAACGCGCCCCGCTGGTCTTTTAGGTTCAAGCGGCGCGCCTGCACCTGTCGCGCCTGCGCAACCAGATCCACAAGCAATCGCTGCATTTTTGGCGTCTCAAGGAATTGGACAGCCCCAAGGACAAGCTCCACAGCAAGCTCCACAGCAGGCTATGCCGCGCATAGACAACGGTCCAGCCGCGGGTCCAGCGCAAGGACCGGGGCCAATGCAACCTCCAATGCAGCCGCCAGCTAATCCGCCATTGCCGCCAATGCGTCCACAAATGGGTCCGCCAATGCCACAAGGTTTACAGGGTCTGACGTTACCGCGCGGCGCGACAACATTGTCACAAGGTCCGGGTCCAGTAATGCAATCCAATACGCCAGAAGATCCTAAATTGGCGTGGTTGCGCGCTCAACTTTATGGGGGTCAGTAATGGCTCTCTCTGAC